CTGGAATTTTTACATTAAATTGATTCATCCAATTTAACAAATCAGTTCCATTTCCTTCTGGCAAATCGTGATCAAGAATAATCAAATCTATTTTGCAATGATTCATAACTCCGGCAGCCGCTAAAGCTCCGGATACAACGCTAATCTGAACTAATCCTTCTGGCTCGAATATTTGATGAAAATGATCTAATATTGCCTTTTGATTAGTTATAACATCCTCAACGACAAGGATATGCTTGGTTGGGTATTTAAGTCTGTTGTGGTGTCGAAATAGAAAATTCATTTATATCCTTAAGGTAATCTTATAGAAAGCTCGTTTATATCCATAAGATAATGTTCTTTTAGTTCTGGAATAGGTACGATAAAATGTCCGCCTTGATTTGAATATCTCAAGTGTTTTTTCATAATGCTATCGGCGAAATTCCAAGCAAGAATCAATATATAATCTGGTTTTTTTTCATATATAGCATCTGGCGACAAAACTGGAATATGTTTGCCTGGGGAGTAAGTGCCAATCTTGAGATCCGCATCATCTACAGCAAAATCAATCATGGTTGGGTCAATATTAAAAGCATACATAAGAGTTGTTGCTTTTGCGGGCATTCCATAAATAGCTATTGATTTTCCTTCATTTTTTATTTGTTTTAATCTGTTTGTTAAGTTTTTACCAAGCTCATCTATTTTGTCAGCAAATTTTTTCATTGCTATTTTTTTTGTGTCGTTAGATATTAGCCCCAATTCCAACTCTTCTGTTATTAATTTTTTTAAATTTTCAGATTGATCTAAATTTGTTTTGCTAACAAATCCTCGAATTGAACCTCCGTGAACATCAATATTTTCTACGTCAAATAGATGTAAACCACAAGATACAAACATTTGCGAAAGTGGATATACAAGATAATGTGAAATGTGTTCACTATATATTAAATCAGGAAGCGTTTTTTCATACATATCTTTAAAATAAGAATTTTCAAATATAAACACACCTCCGTCTTTTATTAATCCCGAAACTCCATTAATAATATCTATAACATAATCTGTGTGCGCAATTATATTATTCGCAATTACTAATTTGGGCGTTCCATATTTTAATAATATATTTTTTGCCAATTCTGATGTAAAAAAATCAGGCAATGTTTCTATTCCGTTTTCATTCGCAATTTTTGCAATATTTTCAGCAGGATCAACCCCAAGTACCCTCATTCCTAAATTCTTAAACGCTTGTAATAAAGTCCCGTCGTTTGATGCAATTTCTACAACAAAATCGCCCGGCTTTAAAAAAAATCGTTTTACTGTATTTTCAGCTAACTTGGTGAAATGAGCAACGTTTACTTTTGAAGTGCCAGAAACAAATGAATAATTTCTAAATAATCTTTCTCCGTCAACAGATTCGGTAAGTTGATAATGATGGCAATTAGTGCAAGAGCATAATTCCAAAGAAAATAAATCTTGCTTTATTGGCTCGGAAACAAATTCATTAGCAAGAGGTGAATCTGGCAATTTTAATAAAATTTCGCTTAGTGGAGCTTTACATAATCTACAATTAAATACCTTCATTCCATTCTCTCAATAGATTTTATGTAGTTCTCATGATTTTTGACAATATTATTTATAGTTATCATCTTCGTATCTTCAACAAACTCCATTATATGAAATACATCAGGTTTGGTAAAGAACATATCGCCGGGATTAAATATAACCTCTCTCTTAACAGTTTTCTCATCATTTTCAAGTTCAGTATATTTTATTTTACCACTAATAACATATGTGGAGTGCCAATCACCAATATGCTTATGGCGCGCTCTAATTGCTCCAGGTTTAGACTCAATAAATGTTACACTACCAGATTGTGATAACCATAAATTCTGAATAATGCCTCTGTTGTCTATAAAGGGAGTATCTAAAGGCACGTTAATATCATCAGGATATACTCCGTCGTTTATTAAGTCTCCACATTCTTTATTATTCATTTGCTTTCCTTGAATTGTTTTATGCTGCTTTTTTTATTTTATTTGGAATCAAGCCTGTGATAATATAATTTTCAAGATTATTATATTTTAATTTTCTGCCGTCAATCCAAATTAATTCAATATTGTTTTCTTTACAAAATTCTTCAACGTATTTATCTCTGAGTTGCTGTTTTGTAAAATTTAATTCGGCGGTTTCTTTTGACATAGTGCTCCCAAATTTAACTGGCCCATAATGTTGAGAGCCATTATATTCTACAATCAAATTTAATTCTGGAAAATAAAAATCAACACTAAATTTACGATCACATATTTTATTTATATATTTTAGATAATAATTTCCATAATAAGAAATATTATTTTCTGATAACAGTCTGTGTATTATTTTTTCATTTAGCCCAGGCCTATTACAATTAGGGCATCCGCTATTTTTTTTGCCCAATATATTTGCGATTTTATTTCTCCAAATATGATTACACGCCGTACATTTTAAATCAGATTTGTGCTGTGTATCTATATGTTCAGATAATAAATTTATATTTTTAGTTGCTAATGTTTTTATAACATACTCTTTTTCTAAAGGAACTCTGTGGGCACATTTGGGGCAACCGCGAACAGTATGCAATATATTGTCTGGCATAGCGCGCCAAATATAATCACAACCAACAACCAAACACTTAAAATTTATAGCTGTTATACCATCTATATAATCAGAGGCTCTTTTAATGTTTTTGTTTTTCTTTTTTAGGGCTAAATCGAATTCGTCATTAGTTAATCTCGTGTTTAATATAGCCGCTACTCTTCCGCATTTGGGGCATCCGTAACCGCGCAAATGTTGCTGTGGGCTTTGTAAATATTCCCCGTGTTCTGGACATATAATTATTCCTTTTATTTTGTTATTTTGACACATAATAAATTTTGAAAAACCATATTTATTACCGTGTTTTTTTATTGATTTTTCTATAAACTCTTCCAAGGTATATGGTATGTGTCCGCAACATTTTGGACACCCGGTATTTGCGCTTGTTATTGAATACGCAACTGTTTTCCAGATGTAGCCACAACACTCAGCTAAACATTGAAAATTTATTGGTACACGAGCGCCAATATAATCATCAATTCTTTTAATATTTTTGCCCTCTAAAAGAATGTCTATTTCTTTATTGGTTTTAAGTTTATTTTTTTTATCAAAAATTGTTTTCATAGCTGTGAATTTATTGGTTTTTGTTGTGAGTTTTTATAAAATTTTCCATTTGTTTTGCTATCCCTGGCCATGTGTAATTAACAGCAAAATTCATACATTTTTCTATTGTTTTATCCGCAAACTCTTTATCAGTTAATCCTTTAATTACTGCCGTTGTAAATTCCGGCAAATGTTCTCTTATTGGGCCGTTAATCATTACACACCCTGAGTCCTTATATATCGACCCTAAGCAATCACAATCTGTCAGAACCGGCACTGTAAAACTTGCATGGGATTCTAGCGCTGAGACTGAAAAGCCTTCCGTAAACGCAACGGTATCTGCTGAAAATCCAAACACAGAGGCTTTGCTTAACTCCTCTGCTATATCAACTCTACTTACAGATCCTACTTGTTCTACTCCTAAATCCTTCATTTTTGTTATAGCATTTTTACAATAGCGTAACCTTTGCCCCATTTCTTTAACATGTGGGTGGTGGTTATCATCGTTAGGTTCCATATTAAGTATATTTCCATAATCAAAATGGTAAAATATCTTTAACGTTGCATAAGGGACTGCTTTTTTTATTTCTGGCCAACAACTAAGTAACCAATGCAATCCGCGATCACAACTGCTTGTCCAAACAACTCTGCCAGGAATTCTTTTATCTGAATACCAAGATGGCTCACATCCTAATGGTAAGACTCCCCATTTTTCTGGCTGTGAAGTTTGAGTTTTTAAATGTTCCATGTGCATTTGACATGGGCTCAACCACAAATCAACAAACTCCTCAAATCCATCCTGACAAAATGTAAAGTCATTCAAAAATTCCCAACATATTTTTAAGCCCTTAGTATTAACTCCCCTAAAAGCATCTGGTTCATTTATAGAAATAACCGCGTCAAAACTATCATCAATTACAGTGTGATGATCTATGTAGTTGAAAAGTTTAACGCCTTCCCAAACGATAGGTTTGTTTTGTGGCTCGGCATGCACCGTAAATAAAGAAATGTTATGTCTTAGTTTTGCAAGCTCTCTACTAATAACTACGACTGCCAAATCACTACCGGTTAAACCGCGTAAACAAGTCCAAATATTATCATAATGAAAGTCAAATGGACGATTGCCCACACTATAATTACCAAATAATATTGCAATTTTCATTTATTGCCTTTAAATTGAGTTGCTTTTACCGAGTTATAGTCTTGGACGTTTCTAATTATAACATTATTTCGCAATAAACAGTGCCTAATTGGCGTTGTGCTGCAATTATACTCTTTTGACAATTGAAGCAGTGTGTTGCCTGAAATATATTTATTACATACCTCATCTTCGTTACCAAAATAATGAGTTAATTTTTTAGATCTTTTATCTATTGTTTCTTGTGACTGTTTTTTTCCCGTTAATGTTTTTGATATTTGTTTTTTTCTATCATCCGTTAAAGGAATTCCTTTTGTTGCGCTAGGTCTTCCTTTACTAGCTAATGAAATTTTAGCCTTTGTATCATCTGTGTGTTTTTTACCATAAAACGGATTATTTTTACCAAACAATGATTCCGATCTCTTTATCCTTGTTTCATCGCTTATATTTTTGCTAGCATTTGATATTTTGGCTTTAGCCTCATCTGTATGTTTTCTTCCCTTCATAACGCCATTTGCACCGCCAAGACATATATTATATCCATTTTTAATGGTATCATATTTTTTAATAAAGTATGATTCTAATATATCTGCGTTTTTTTGGTCGTAACAAATAGATAAAATCTCATAATAAAAATTATCTTTACCATGCTTTTTAATGGCATTATATATCTTCAAACAGCTAACATAATTATCTCTCATTCTTTCTTCTGGGGTTCTCCATGTCTGACCAATATAAATTTTATTATTTATTTTGTTTTTTAAAGCATAAATAGTATTTTTTGCAATAATGTTACTCATATTTTCTCATAGTGCTACGCAGCTGGTAAAAAAGTGAACTCCAGGAGATAATAATTATCTAATATTTTCCTCATCTTATCTCCCCTATTTTTTTGGCGTAGCATATAACATTATACACGGCGGCCTATCTATTTCCTCAAAATTATAATTGCTAGATAGTAAATTTTTAATACTATCTTTTATAGACGGATCTAAAAACGTATGACACTCGACAATTAATTTAGGCAAAAACTTATTAATTGTATTTAGCCCGCCACTAATAGTTTTTATTTCGGCCCCTTCGACATCTATTTTCATCCAATCAAGTTTTTCTAATTTATATTCCTCGGCTATATTATCAATTGTATCCATAGTATAGTCGCTAGTTATAGTTGCTTCCGGCCAATGAGGAGCGTAACTCTTCATATTTATAGAATCTTTATTGCTCCACAGCCCAATATTTTTAAGATAGCACCTGTCATTCCAATCGTTTATTGCTATCTTGTTTACAAGATCTTTAAATACAGTTGTTTCTGGCTCAAATGAGAAAACAGTTGCTCCCATAGAACACGCCGATAAAGTATAGGTTCCGTAAGATGCCCCAATATCAAACACAACATCTCCAGACTTTATATCCCAATACTTGTCTCTAAAATCTCTTTCTTCACCATCAAAAGTAAAAAAAGAATACTCTGGGTGTGTTGTCCCCTTAATTATTTTGAATTCATTATTTTTAAATGTGTGTAATTTTACGTCCATCAACTCCACCCCTTGCCGCTGATTACCTCATTATACTGGGTTAGATATGAGTTTGCCATAACACGACGATCAAATCTGCGCACTGCATGTTCTCTACATGTTTGCGGATTAATATTGTCTATTTTTCTTATTGCTTCTATAAATTTTTGCACATCATTCTCACATACAAAGCCGGTTACACCATCGGAAATAACTTCCGGAACTGAACCATAATTCGTTCCTATTACAGGAGTTCCACATGCTAGGGCTTCTACTTGTGAAAGCCCGAAAGGTTCATTGAATTGGATAGTATATAACAGCGCTTTAGCTTGTTGATAAAGTGCTCTTTTTGCCTCGTGATGATGTGGGTCTGCCGGCAACCACTCAAATTTTACATTAGGAAGCCCCTCAGCAAGTTTAACTGCCTCAAGAGCACATTGTTTTTGATAGTCGAACATCTCTCTATCTGGATGCTCTCCGGCCAGAACAATTTCTATATCTGGACACAAACGAGCAATTTCAATAGCCCTACTATATCCCTTAACAGGGTGCCATCTGTTCATCCAAAGTAAGAAATTCTTTTTTTCATATGTTGGGCAATAATATTCAGTATCAATTCCTCCGTTAACTATATGAGCTTCTTTAACTGGATTTCCGTTTATTCCTGCTAAATTAGGAGTAGGCGTATTTTCATAATCAGTCGCCCCTCTAATAACACGATCTCGATGAGACTCAGACCAAACAATTAAATTATGAGGCTGCTGAGACTGCATCCATGCACCACCCATAATTGTAGATATAATATTTTTTCTACATTCATTATATAAACTTTGAACAATTCGCTTAGTTACACTAAAATCATGAACTATATCTTCATTACGAAGTGATTCTGCATGATTATTAAAACACTCTTGTTCGCAATCTTCACCAGCTGGAGGGTATTTACCATAAGAAGCTCTCATAGGAAACACTTTGCCTTTTGAAGTGCAATGAGTTCCTTCAGGGGCATATAAATTAACTGTGTGCCCCATTTCGTCTAATGACTTAGCAAGATCTAAAATTACTACATCTCCAGTATGAGTTGGTGATGGAATTGGAAAGCTGTGAGTTGCAACTATTCCAATTTTCATTTTACAGCCTCGACAATAAAGCTGTGCGTAAGTCCAGCGTCAACTGCCTGTACTGCCATAACAGGATCTTTACTTTTGCCTGGTTCATAATAAAATTGCACATCTTTAAATCCAGCCTCATGTAACACCGCAGTAATAGATCTCTGTGTATATAGAAACATGTGACCTTCGTAATTATCCCATGTGCAACTAGGCCCGGCAGCACCAAACATTAAATAAGAAAGCTGAGCACTCGGATCAACGCCCTTATAAAACTCCGGCTGTTCACTTTCAAATTTATTCATTTGCCCATTTTTATAAGCATCTATTAAAATATCTAAATCTGGCGTAGTAATTCGAATTACGCCATTTGGTTTTAGCATTCTATAGCACTCTTTAAGAAATGGCGGTACTTCATATAGTGGGTTGATGTGCTCAATCATTTGGCCCAGATATATTGATTCAACGCTACAATCTGGGTGTTGCGGGAATCCATCACGAAGATCTCTTACTCTAAAATCTATATTTCCATTATTACGAATATACTTTACCACTTGCTGTTGATGCTCTGGCATAATTTCTATTGGAGGCCATACTACCGCAGGATCTTTTAAAGTTCTAAGATAATCTAAATATGCCTGACTATCTTCTCTGTCATAGTTTATCCACCCATCAAATGGAAATATATTAGGACCACTAGCAATATTAAGTCGCGGTAATTTTACATCTGGTTCAAGTATTTTGATTGCCGCCTCAACAGAAGCTAAATATGATACGTGAACTGGATGATGTCCATAATCTTCTATAAATCCCCTAGAAGGATCTAATTTATCCACGCCCCTACGAGCACTAACAATTGCAGCCATAGCTTCTTCTTTAGATGCTTTAAATGTACCCCTAAGAAGCGCATATGCCCAAGCAGGACTTCTTGAGCCGCCCATTTGGCAATGAACATATATTACTTTCCCAGGCCCTTTGGCAAACTCTATTGCTGCTAATATCTTTTCGGGTGGAAATGGAGCACCGTTATCTTCTGTTTGAACTTGCAATAAATGTTCTGCTGGCACTTTGCTTGTATCATCATGCTCAGTCTCTACATTTATTACGTCCGTTACTCCAAAATCTTTATGCAAATGTTCCCAGTCAGCAGCATCTATAATTGATCCGCCAATTATGATATTTGGATACCCAGGAACTTTATACCGATGATTAACGATAGTAGGCTGATATGAATATAATGAGTTATGATATGCCTCAAGAACATTAGATGTTTCTTGAACGTCAGGCTTTGATGTTTTGTTGAAAAATTTGGAATTATACTTACTCATTTGTTTTTCTTTTATAATGCACAGGAACACCAAGGAGGCTGATGCATAGTAACACATAAATTGTTGCGCGGTTTAGTATACGGAATTGTCGGCTGATATGGACTAATTGGGTTTGTTTTAACTTCTTCCATTAAAGTATAAAACATTTTTTCCCAATCTTTGGCTAAATCTTCAAGGCCAAAATTTTCTTTAGCATATTTCTGCAAAGTTTCTGAATTAGATATTTTACTCATTATTAAACCTTATTTTATTTTTTATAACACGCGAAATACTACTTCTACCAAGGCAGTATTTTAACGCCAATTTAGTCAAATTCATATTAGAAGCATAATAACCTTCTATTATTAGATTCGCCAGCTCTTTTGTTATTTTTAGTTTTGATTTTGATATTTTATTTTTAGCTTCTTGTGTGTGAGGTATGCCCTTATTTGGGGCCGCCCTACCCTTACTAGCTTCAGATAATTTATTTTTATGGCATTCAGATTTTGGCTTGCCTTTATGAGTTTCAGATATTTTTTGTTTTGCCTCTTCTGTATGAGATTTTCCAAACATATAATTATTTTCCGCACTATTTGATAAAGATATCTTATATTTGTGTTCGTTACTTAAAGTTTTTCCATACCAGAAATTGTTTTCACCGCTATTATGTACAGATAATAATTTTTTAGCTTCATCAGTATGATGCTTTCCATACATTCTATTATTTTTGCCAGAATTATTAATAGACATTTTTAATTTAGTTTCAGCAGAGTGTAATCCATTATTACCGCCTTCTTTAACATTAAATCCAAAATTTTTATCTCTAGTCTTAAGGCATTCTATCCAAAAGCACTCCGCATTATTAGCTTTTTCTAAAGATTCACACTCTTTTATTATGATGAAAACAAAATTTTCTAAACCGTATTTATTCATAGAGCTATAAAGATGTGGCGATTTATTAATATTATTTTTCATATGACTAATATGTTGTTTCCATCTTTGTTTTGGACAAACTGTTTGTCCAACATATATTTTTTTATTAATTTTATTTTTAATTATATAGATATAATGCATTTAATCCTCATTTAATGCGCTTATTGCTGCCTGTACAAATTTGTCTTGATACTCTTTATCTGTCCAAACCCCATCTATTAAAATGCCACGATCTCCAACAACTTCATTAAGTGCCGCTATAGAAGAGCTAATTATTTTTATACCGGCAGCCTGTGCGCTCGCAAATGTAATTCCAAAAGTTTCAGTGAACCAAGTAGGATGAAGCATTACTGACGCGCTCAAAAATTCATCAGCCAATTTATCTTGATTTATTCTGTCGTGATATACAACTCCAAGTGCCGCCATTTCTTTTATTTTATTTTTAAGATATAATATTAAATCAGCCTGCCCCTTATCATATTGAGCCGCATATTCCCAGTTTTTAAACCCATAATAAAGATGCAATTCAGCGTTTGGAACCGCTTCCCTAATTCTAGGCCAAATATTGTCAAGAAGTATTGGCCAAGATCTATCAGGAGAGCTAGCGTTAATACATTTATATTTGTTTCTTTTTATATTTTTATCAAATAGTGATAGATCAATTCCGTTCCTGGTTACAACTATATGATCCGAATGAACGTTATGTACCTTCATTATATTTTGTTTGTGCCATTCTGAAAGTACCAATATTCTATCTGCCTTCAATAGTAATTCGTTCGTGGCGGCTAAAGCACAAACATCATGAATCCAAAGTAATTTCAACTTAGCCTTAATATTGAATTGATCTCCTAACATATCAGCTCTACGTGATATTATCAAAACATCACACTCTAAATCATGAAACTTTTCTGTTTGATAATATTGAACGCCGTCATATATGCCTTCCATGCCCCCACAGCTATTGTAAACTCTAACTTTGTGACCCAGGGCTGCTAATCGCTTTGACATCTCTATTGCCATCGTTTCACTTCCGCCCAATCCAGTTTTTTGAAAAGATGCAGGAGTCCACGCCTCAACTCCATTGCCAATAAAAAATACTATATCTAGCGAATTACTGTTGACAACCGTAGCTGCACTTTGATCTTGGTATAAAAATTCTTTTGTTAATCCTAGCATCTTCCCAGTAATAAAAGAATTTCTAATATTAAGTGGCGTATTTTCTAAAAACGAAATAGCAGATTTAGCATCATCATATAACATTAATTGCTTCCACATCATAACTACTACGGCTTGCAATTGCTCATCTGATAACTCTGCCGGAGGTGCTGTTAAATCTAAATCGGTTGGTATATTCCATGATTTAGTTTCAGCATTACATTCTACTTGATTTGTACGTTTATTTATAATAGATATAATAAGATCAGCGTTTGCATTGTCTATTTTTCCAAGATCTTTTATAACATTAATAAAATGAACCGCCTGTTGTGTAGCAATATATTCTTCATATATTTTCTTATTTAATAACAGGCCATCATCATTTGGTTTGCTTTTAAGTGCAATATTTACACTTTCTATAGCTCCATTAACATCGCCTATTTTACTTAATGCCATATTAAAATAACGATGAATATCATACTCTCTGTCTAATGGATTAATAAATAATAAAGTTTTTGTTGCGGGAAGATTTAATCCCATTTTTATAAAGTTAACGCACCGCTCCCAATGTCGCATTTCATTTGGCCCGCCAGCCTGAGCCATGAAATAAAACATTTTCCCTATCGCAAAATAACCCTCTCCCCATGTTTCTTTGAGCGCTATCGTCTTAAATCCCCACTTAAGGCCGGATTCATAATCAGCCTTCATTAGAAAAATATCAATTAACTTCAAACACGCCATCGCCCGTTCATCATCCCAACCAGAAATATCTACATACTTGCTAAGATGCTGAATGGCCTCATCAATTAATCCTGAATTAAAACACTCAAGCCCAAGATAATACATTTGCCGAGCATCAGAATCTCCAACTTTTTCAAAATAATTTCTTAAAATACGCAAATTACGACCAGGCTCATGAACCTTAGTGCCATATTGTCGTTGATGTTTGTATACTACTGTTTCTATTGTATTTAAAGTGTACCTAATCCCGTCTTTAGGAATTAGAACTTCATGCACCGGATTTACCCAATGAAACTTATCTTTATTGAAAACAAGCCTTTCTCTATAATGTTTGCAGGTACATTGCCCAGCTTCATTATAAGAATATTCATAAGGGAACATTACTCCTACAGCATCATCTTCTTTTAGATCAACATGTGATTCAATTATTTTTGCTAGGTTTTCAGCTCCCTCTATAATATCGTCCGCATCGAGCCACAGTGTCCATGGCTGACTCCCAAGGTCATAAGATCTTTGTCTTGCTTGTGCGAAATTTTCAATAAGTCCAGTTTCAGAATTATTGCACGCAGAATAACTCTCAAATATATCTGCATATTTTTTAGCTATTTCAATCGTTGTTCCGTCAGTAGACCCAGTATCTATTATAACTATTTCTTTAACGTGTTCGCGAATAGAAAGAATACACTTTTCTAAAAGAGGCTCATTCTTAACAATAATACACGCGGAAATTGGTGCTGGTATACTCATGGTCTTCCTTTGTCTTTACCATTATATATCAGCGCTTTTTGTTCGTAAAAAACTTTTTCTACTGTGTATTATGAGCCAATTACCCTAATATCAAATGTAGTCCCGGTAGGGCTCATCATTACGGCGCTTCCTCCGCCGCCGCGAATATAATTAATATATGTTTCTATACTTGTACCAGAAGGAATATAGACAACATATGACTTGTTTGAACTATCGCCCAGTTGAAGAGCGCTAGCATTTGTTGTCCAAGCATCTAGATATGAAACCGATTTTGCAATTGGCGTACCAGATCCAAACCCAAAACGCCCGTTGCCTCCAGTTGCCCCAATAAAATCTTGAATTTGAATAACAACACCAGATGGTAAACCGGTAAAATTAATACCTCTATTTACCTCATAATACGCAGACTTATTAACTGTTATAATTCCTGCCGCCGTTCCAACTGTTGTGTGTCCTAATGCTAAGCCAATGTTTGTTGTTTCTGTATTCCACTTTACCATACATCCGGAAGCTAGCTGCAAAGATCCAGTAAATCCAATACCCGTAATTCCAACAGATAAATAATCAGAAATTGAATTTATATTTATTGTATTTTCCGCAACGGAAGGCCCAGTTGTTCCAACCAAAGAACCAATAAGGTTGATTGACGGAAACATGCCCAAGCTAACCCCGCCATTAAATATATTAACTGCGCTAGCTCCTTGTGCTCCCGCTGGCCCAGTTGCTCCTTGGCTTCCCTGTGGCCCTGTATTACCAGTTACTCCAGGTGAACCTTGAGGACCCCCAGGTCCTGTCGGTCCTTGACTTCCTTGAGGCCCTGTATTTCCCGTTGGTCCAATTGTTCCTGTTGGTCCTTGGGGTCCTGTCGGTCCCTGGCTTCCTTGAGGTCCAGTATTACCAGTAACCCCTGGCGATCCTTGAGGCCCCTGAGGTCCCGTAGGCCCTTGGCTTCCTTGTGGTCCAGTATTTCCCTGAGGTCCTGTTGGCCCAGTTACTCCAGTTGCACCCCTAGCACCAGTTGG